CATCAGTTCTGCTCCGTTCAGTTTTGGCTCATGAAGTAGTTTTTAAGACGAATGTGGCTAGCCAGCGTGGCGAGCTGCCCATCAACGGTGTTGCCGTAATTGTCGAGCTGATGAGCAACGTGGGCTTTTACCCCGGCCGGGGTCACCGCATGCGCGGTGCTTGTCCCAGCGACGGCTTCGGCACTGGTGGCCATCTCGACAAAGCCTCTCGCTGTCGTCGTGGCGTCCGGGTGGTCGCGGCTTTGCGCGTGTTGGTCGAGAACTGCCTTGGTACCGGCTGGCGTGACCGCATGTGTGGTGCTGGTTCCAGCCAATACTTCTGCGCTGGTCGCTATCTCAACGAAGCCTTTGGCCGTGGTGGTGGCATCGGGATGGTTGCGGCTCTGTTCATGCGCCTGCATCTTGCTGTCGATGTAAGTGCGGGTCGCAAACACCACCGATTGGTCGATGGTGAGGGTTACCGATGCGGTGTCGCTGACCTGGATGGTCATGCGTACGGTGATCTCGCGGCCGCTGCCATCGGTCAGGGTCGGCTTATAGGTCTCGGGGAAGTTTCCCACTGCGAACAGGTTCCCGTTGACATCGAACAGGCCGATCTCGCGGATTGTCCAGCCACCCATATCGGTGGGGATCACCAGTTCGGCGACCAGCCAGTGGGGATTCTGCGGGTCGACTATCAGGCTGGAAACGCCTGAGCGGTAAACCTCGTTCTTCAGTGCGGTTTGGGCCTCGGTGGGCGAGGTTGCGGCACCGTTTCCGTCGCCCACGGCCATGGTGGTCAATTCAATCTGTTGGCCGAAGCCCATCGCCTGGGTGAGAAGGTCTTGGCCGGTGGCGGTCAGCAGGGTAAAGAATTGGCTCATAATGGTTGTACCGTGGTGGTGTCGTAGGCGGTCGTCGTGGCGCCAAGGTAATAAGGCGTTGGCGGCACCTCAGCCTCGGTGATCTGAAGCGGCAGCACCGATACTGTGTCGAAAGATTGTTCCCACCCTGCGAGGTAGATCTGCCCCTTGAGGCTACCGATCAGGCGCAGCGTGGTGAGGTGGCTGCGGGCGTTCTTGGTGGCATTGATCAGGCGGATAATCTCGGCCTGGGTGGCGGCGTCCAGGCCGCGGTCTTCTATGATCGCTTCGGCGCGGAAGGTGTAGGGCGCGCCTGGCGGTTCGTCCTGATGCCACTCGATCAGTGACACGTCGTAGTCAATCGCTGCCAGGGCGCGCTTCACTGCGCCGATGGTGCCCTTGCGGCGATGCACGCCGACGGCGGCTTGAATGGCGCGGCGCTGGCGATCTTCGCTCCACCTGGCGTCCCATTCGTCCACGCTCAGCGCCCAGGCCAGCCAGGGCAGCAGGTGCGCCGGGCAGGTGTCGGGCCGCCAGAGATCCCGCAGCGGGGTATCGAGGTTGGTGATAGCCCCGTTCACCTGGGCGGTGCGCCGCTCCAGCGCCGTGGTGTTGGGTGGTAGCAGGGTGGCGTTACTCATCAATGTCCCCCTCGCGCAGCGTGATCATGCTGCAGTGCGCTGCTTGCTGCGGGGTGACGGTTAATGAAGCGGTGGGGCTGGCCAGCTCGACGCGTTGTACTCCGGGGCGGTGCAGTGCGGCATATAGCCCTGACAAAGTGACATCGCGGCCCAATTGGTGCTGTTCGCTGGTGTAGGCGTCTGCCTGGGCGCGGGCCTCGGCGAGTACCACGGTGCTGTCCGGGCCGGGGTAGAGGTAAAGCGTGGCGTCAAGGGTGTAGTCGAGGATCTCGGCGGCCTGGACGCTGACCTGATCGGTGAGCGGGCGCACGTCTTCGGCATTGACGGCCTGGCTGACGGCCTCAAGCACGGCGGCATCGGCAAGGCCTCCATTCTCGCGAGTGAGCACCGTCACCACGACCTGGCCGGGGGCGGGGCTTGAGACGCTGGCATCCTTGACGTTGCCATCGGCAGAGAGGGCGTGAAACACATACGCCTGGGCCGGGCCTGCGGTACTGAGCCCGTCTAACGATAGCTGGATGCGGCGGCGCAGCTCGCTGTCTGTTTCATAGCTGGGCGGTACCGGCGGGATGGCGTCCGGGTTGCCTGGGTCGGTGACCAAGCGGCCGACCTCGAACAGCGCGCCGAGGTGTTCCAGGTCGGCGTCGTTGGCATAGGCTAGCATCACGGCCCGGGCCGCTTCGTTGATGCGCTGACGCAATACCAACTCCCGGTAGGCGTTCTCTTCCAGCAGCTTGACCAGTGGCTCGGACTCCAGGGCGAGCAGCTCGGTAATGGCGTCCCGCTCCCCTTCCGGGTAGAGGGCGATAAGCCGCGCCTTGCGCTCAGCCAGGATCGTTTCATAGTCGAGTGGCTCGATGATGTTGGGCGCGGGTAGCCGGGAGAGGTCGATAGGGCTGTTCATAGGTTCCCCCTTAGCGGCACGGCCAGGCTAACGTTTTCACCGGTGTCCACGCGCCGGGCGGTGATGATGAGATCAAAGCGGCCAGGGCGCTGGGTGGAGACCTGGCGGGTGACCTGCTGCACGCGAATGCGCGGCTCCCACTTCATTAAGGCCACCACCGTGGCGGCGTAGGCGCGCAGGGCGGTGGGGCCGTTCAAGGGCTGGTCGATCAGTTCTGGCAGCAGCGAGCCGTACTCCCGGCGCATCACGCGTGAGCCAATGGGCGTGGTGAGAATGTCCGCCACGGATTGCTGGATATGGGCCAGCGCATCTAATCGGCGGCCGTCTTTTGCATTCATACCTGTCATTACACTGGCCCCTGGGTGTTGGCGGGGCCGGGCTGAATGCCGCCGTGGGCGTGGTCATGACCGACGTTCTTGCCGTTATGGGTAAGACCGCCACCTTGCTGGGCGTAGCCGCCTTGGCGGTTGAGCTCGCCAGTGTGTTTGATGTTGCCTTGCCAGGAAGTGCCACCCGGGGCGGTGATTTCGATAGCCCCGGGCAGGCGGATGCGCAGCACGCTTTTGGCGTGGTCGTACTCGAATAGCCCTTGATCGGGGAACAGCCTGCGCCACAGCGCGGCGGACTCTGCAGGCGCTGGGTACGCATCGGAGAAAAGCCCGGTCAGCACCACGCCAGCGGCGGGGTCGCCGCCAGGGGAAAAGATAATCACCTGCTCGCCTTGGGTGGGCGGGTTCCAGTCCCGCGTGGTGCCTGCGCGGCCTTCGATCCACGGCAGCCAATCGGTCAGCAGTTCGCCGGTTTTGACGCGCACCCGGGCAGCGTGGTGATCCACCTCGGCGATGGTGCCGAGGCGGATCAGGTTGTGCAGCAGGCGGAGGAGTTCGGGAATATTCATAGCCGCTATCCTGCGGCGGCGTTTGGCGAAGGCGAAGCGGCGGCGGGTGTGAGTGGGGTTATTTACACCGAGCCGCTTATACCGAGCTTAGATGATGAAGCACCGAATCCATGATGTGCTCTTGATCCTGCACGGTGAAACCGAGCAGCTCCCGCTGGGCGTACTCCACGCGGGGGCCATCGCGGCTGACGCGATCGGTTAGGCCGCGTTGGTGGGTGCGGGCGATGCGGGCGACGTTGCCGAAGAAGCCTACCACGGCGGTATCGCCCTGAGTGGTGGCTTTCAGCCACTTGGCAGTAGAGAGCTTGCTGAACATGGCGCGGCGTTTGATGCTGCCTTGCTGAGCGCGCAGTCGTTGTTCCTTACGCGGGTCGTAGGGCGTGCCGTCGGGGTTGGTGTGGGCGCGGATGCGTTCCCGCTGACGGCGGCGAAGATCCCGCGCTACGTTGCGTGCCAACGCTCGGCGCTGCTTAACATCCAGCTTGGCCAGGAGCGGGCCAACCCACTCCTCTAATGCTTCCATATTATCCGCCATGCGGGCTTTCCCATTCAGCGGCCAGGGTGTAGTCGGCGTCTACCTCGCTATCACGAATCAACAGCTGCCAGCGTGGGGCCGGGCAGCCGGTGGCCTCGAAGCGGGGCAGGGCGTGGTCGACCTTGATCTCACCTTTGTCGCAATCCATCTTGGCCAGCACACGCTCGGTCAGCTTCACCCGCAGGGCGACATCCACGGATTTGTGGCTGAGAATCTCGGCTTCAAAACTGATGGC